TCGTGCGGTTGTTGTTGTCGCTGTCTTTCGACTGCGCGAACGGAGTCAGCTCATACGGCGTCGCGATATACGTCCTGCCGGCGATCACGACGTCCCTCACGGTGTTGGCGATGTAGTAAACCGCCGCGCCGTTGGTGAACTCCATGATCTCGACGGGAGAGCCGTCGCCTGTTTCATACGGATCAAACGCCATCTATCACGCCCCTTGTCTGGAATCGAAGCTCCGAGACGCCCCGGAACCGATGTTTGAAGCTGGCCGTATCAGCGACGATACGCGACAACGTGAGCCAGCTCACGAACATATCGGCGACCGGGACGGTCCCAGCGCCGGGTATGACCGAGCTGAGCGTCACGGCCTCAGTCGCGCCGTTGTCCACTACCGATGTGATGCGGCGATAGTAGTCCACGCCGGCGATCGTGATTTTCAGGTCACGGCGCGGCGCGCGATTCTGGACCAGCGACGCAAGGCCGATATTCGGAATGTCAAAGCTGTTGCCGCCCAGCGTGAAGTCGCTGTCAAGGAGCAGGTCATTGGTCCCGGTAGGCACGTAGAACCGGCCCCAGCTTCCCCGGACGAAGTGCAGGAACTTGCGCCATGCGTGTTGATCTGCCAGCGATTTGCAATGGACCAGTACGGGCTGATTCGGCCGTGAGAGCGCCTCAGATTTGTACTGAGCGATCGCGCCGGTCTGGCCGTCTGTACGCCCCTCGATACTGACGATCCCTCCTTTGCGGTCGCGTGAGTCGATGGAGAGACAGCCCTTGATGATCGGCAGGCCGTCCACCGGATGCGTGGCGAAGTAGGTTCCGTCAATCGCGCCGATGTAGCCATAGTCAATGAGGTCGAATTTCAGCACGAACTTCTGCAACGTGACCGGGCTGTCAACGATATCGGCCTTCGGGCTGAAGAAGCCGAACTTCACCGGCATCACTGAGGTATCAGCCGGCAGCGCTGTGCCGATCGCCTGCGTCAGCGTGATCGACGTTGCATTGAAGCTCAGGACCTCGGCCTCAAGTGACGTGCGGTCACGGAGTACAAAGCCCACGGTGCCGCCGACCTCGATTTCCATGTCATCGGTCGAAACTTGAATTACATCGTCCGTAATCAAGGCTGCTGAGGTCAGTTCGCGGGATTGCCACCATAGCTGACAGCCGATTGGAAGGTGCATCGCTCCGAGCAAAATGTTCTGAAGCCGACCGCGCTCAAGCAGGTCCGTGTAAGCCAGCTCCATCGTCACGGCGCTGCGCGGTGCCAGCCTGAGACTCATGGCCTGTTCCGTGCCGTCGCGGGAGACCATGTTGTCGGTCAGGAAGGTCAATTGCTCTGCGATCGAATTTTGCGGGAATACGTCAACGATGATGACCCGTCGGCCGATCATGCGCAGATTCAATGAGCCTTCCGAGGTCGTGAAGATCGCGTTGTCATCGAACTCCACGTCACCGAGCAGCGTTGCCGTGAAGGTGAATATCACAGACGAGAACGGTGGAATATCAACCGGCAGGCCCGGAGAATCAAGCGTGACGCCGGATAGAGCCGAAACGTCAACGGCCGTGATTGACACACTGGTCCGGTACATATTGTGAAGCGTGACGCTGAGCGTCTTGTCAGCGGTGATGTTGCCGAAGTCGAGCGGCGCTGGGTTGAGCCAGATTGTGTTCAGCCACGTCTGAGCGAAGCCGTTGGCAATGCCGGGTCCGGCCGCAGCCGTGGCGAGGTATTCCGTCTCAAAGCGGGGCGCGTTGATGGTTGCGCCATGACCCCAGAGCGATTCCAGTCCATCCTTCGGGTCAGCCGGGTTCGGCAGCGTCGGGAGTTGCGGATTACCCGGCGCGTGTAGCAGCGGAACAAAGCGACCGGCAGCTCCCTGAGCCATATCACACTACCACGCCGGTCTCTTTCCGATACGCCAGTCCCTCGTATCCTGAGTAACCTTCGCCGGCGACCGTGTTCACTGAGTCGCTGTTGATGACCGGGAACACGACGTAGGTCTCACCGCCGACCGTGATCTCCTGCTCCGGCGCGTAGTCGCGCATATTGACCCGAAACACGTCCGGAACCTGCGCCACGATGCCGTAGCGCGTATCCGACTGGAAGTCGAAAGCGGCGGCGACGTAGATCGGGACAAGGACGTTTGAGTTCGCCGTGTAGTTGGCGTCAGCGGCAAACAGGACGGTCCCCATACCCTGATCGTAGTAGTTCGTCTGCGCCGCCCCGATCCGCGAGCGGATCATGACGTCACCTACAGCCGTAGTCACGCTGCCATCATTGGACTTTTGCGCGGGGCTTGATATGACTTGAAGCCCGTCATTCTGGCTCGCTTGGAAGAATTTGTAGCCGATGAAGGTCAGGTCGAAAGTCGCGTCAATGCCGCTTCCCGTGGTTGAGGCCTGCGCGATTCCCGTGACCGGGTTAGTGTTACCGTCGCCCGGTTGCCGGTCATAGTCGCCCGGAGTCTCTACTGAGACGCCGGTAATCACGCCGCCGGACACGGCCGTCACGCGCAGCGTCGCCGCAGTGCCGGCTCCCGCATACACGCCATCAGTCAGCGCCACGGTGATAATGTCATCGACCGCGTGGCCAGTGCCGCCCGCGTTGACCGCCGCTGCGCTCACCTGAATCGGGTAAAGCCCCGGCATATAGAACCATGACGGCGGGATCGTGTTCGGCATTGCGCCGCCGAAGGCTCCGTTTGCCTGAACGCCGATGACGTTCCTGAACGGGATGCGGTGCGCGACGCCAGCGTACGGAGCCAGCTCCTCATTTGCGTTCGGGCTGATCGGGTAGTTCACCGGGTTGGGGTCCAATGAACCCCAGAAGTGACCCGTGACGTAGAAGCTGGTCGGGTCAAGGTCCGGGCCTCCGTCTACCTGCTTCAGCCGGCCGACATGGAAGTGACGGTACTGCCGGCTATTGACCTTCAGGACACAATGGACGTATTCGCCGGTCGTGTCACTGAAAAGCCAGTAGGCCGAATAAGGTCCGGGCGCGCTGTTGATACAGGCCATGCGCGCACTCGGTCCCATGCTGCCTGACGTCGGGAAGTCGAATGAGGTATTGAGCGGCGCGTTCGCCGGGTTGTTCGGCTGGTCGTAAATCTCCTGACCCGTGTCAACGCCGTCTCCCGTGAAGATTTGCAGGCTGTCAGCCTTGCAGCGAAAGAACACGAACGGCGAGACCGGGGACGCCGTGGTGCCACGGTGCATCCACAGCTCATAGTCCGGATGACTACCGAGCGCCGGCGCGTCGTTGTCCTCCCAGTTGCAATCATCCCGAGCGAAGGGAAGCCAGCGCTCAAGCATGAAGTCAGCCATGTCGTCATCGCCGGGTTCAAAGGGAAAGGAAGCTGTCTCAAAAGGCATCAGATGATCTCCATTGCGACCCACTGACCAATGTCAGAGCCGTTGGTGTCAGGGAATACGATGTAGCGCGAGGCGCTGAGGTAGGTCTCAATCTCCTCGAATGCTGTCAGGCCGATGCCGTGGCAATTCGAGAAGCCGTCCACAATGCCGATCACTTGGACGTCGCCAGTCTGCGATCTGACGATGTGCGCGTCAACAACCAGCGTCATTTGCTGCCCGGTTCCAAACGGCGAGACGCCGGGAACACCGGATGACGAAGCTGTCGGAGTCATGAACCAGCCGATCGTGTCGTCACCGAATTTAGTCTGAACCCCGCTGGTGAATGGATTGGTGTTCTGGCTGGCAAGCTGCGGCGCATGCGTGAACGAGTACGTGAGCTGATTGTGCGGCCACATGCTCGCATTGACGTTGATGCTGGACGGGTCCGAGGCGATCGTGTGCCAGCCAGCGGAAAGGTTGTCCCTGAAGCGCACGGCCGGGAATATGGTGGCGTAGGTGCCGGGGTTGCAGCAGCCGGCATTATTCGCGCCGACGCCGCTCTGAGCATAAGAGTCAGTGAATGCGCGAACGGCCGTTGACTGTGCGGCGACGAAGGCCGGGAACGGGTAGGTTGCGTCCGAATTGGTGAGCGGTATGAACAGTCCGAGGACCCCATACTGGACATTATTTCCATCCCGGCAAGCGATGTTATTCCTGCGCTCCGTTGTGGATAGCAGAATCTCAGGATTCTGGCCGGCGATGTTCAGGAACATGGCGGTTGCGGGTGAACCGTCAGGCTGACCGTCAAAGGTCGCAATGCCGTTGTAGGAGCTGGCCACCATGAGGCGCGCTGCGCCATTGCCTCCGGACGTCGTAGTCGTCATGCCGATCGTCGGCGGGTTGGTTGACTTCGTGGACGTGCAAATCCACTCAAAGTCGGTCGTATCGTCAACGTAGGTGTTGCGATCCACGGTCCACTTCGCCGCTTCCATCGTCACGTCAATCGTCAGGTCGTCATTGCCCGCTGCGCTGGCGTTCGTTGTTGCCCCGCCCGTTGCTGTCGGTGGAGTGCCGGCAGGGTAAGTGCCGGCGCTGACGATCTTCACGGCAGTCACAACGCCGCCGGACTGAGCGGTGACGACGCCGCGCGCAAAGAAGGCCCCGATCGGCGTTCCGGTGGATAGCTCGAAGGTCTCGCCGACCACGTAGCCGGTCCCGCCGTTGTTGACGGCCATCGTCAGGACGTGGCTGTTCGTAATCATGTCCAGCACGGCCTTTGTGAACACCACGCGCCCGAAGGCGGTGACGCCGTTCGCTACCAGAACTTCATTGATGAATGGCACTTCAGACTCCTAGTGCGCTGCGGAATGCGTTCCGTTTCGCGCTGATTCGGTTAAGCAATACCTTGTCGCCCCCGCCTCCGTTGAAGGCTCCGGTGATATCGGACGGGTCGATGGTGTTGACGATGTTCACAGGGACGTTCACTTGCGGCGCTACGGCTGCGGCTGACTGATTCGGGACGATCGTGCCATTTGCCGGAGCTTGGAACAACTCTGGTCCCTTCTCTCCAACGATGCCGAAGTCTCCCTTCTTCACGTCGGCGCCGTCCGCAGCCCCGCCAAAGAACCCGCCAATTGCACTCAGGAAGCCTTGACCGCCTGACGCGCCGCCACCGATGCCGCCGAGCAGCTTGAATATCTCAGACGCCAGCGCTTGTGACGCCAGCTCAAGCAGCATGTTCGCGAACTGTCGCGGAATGTCGTCAATGCCGTCCGTGAATGCGCCGGCCAGAAACCCGCCGAGCAAGTCCTGACTGTTCTCACGCGCGCGTTTCAGGAAGTCGTCAATATCGTCGTCGGCTTCGTCCAGTTGCTCGCGGAGCTTGATGTTCGCTTCCTGAAGGTCCAGCGCTTCAGCCAGACCAGCGCCGTCACCCGTGGCTGCAAAGCGCTTCCGGATGGCGATTTCCTCAAGGACGTCTGACAGCTCGCGGCCGGTATCAATGGCAATTTGCAGCGCGCCGTTTTCTTCCTTGAGTTCGGTCAGGAAGTCGGCGTTCTCAGACTTCGCGTCAGCGATATCCTCAAGCGTCTCAATGTAATCTTCGCCGGCGCGCTTGGCGTCCAGCAATGCCTGAGCCTCAGCGAGCCATACCTCGTCCCCGCCGGACAGCACACCCAGCTCAAGGTCCTCAAGGACGTCACTGAAATCTCGGCCGGTCTTAGCGGCAATGCGGAGCGCTTCGTTGACGCGCGTCGTATCGGTAATGAACTCAGCTTGCTTTTCGCGCAGCCTCTCAAGCGCCTGAGCTGCGCCGGCTGCGCCGAGGTCAAGGTTCAGGTTGGCGTTGCCGTCGGTGATCGTGCTGATCTCCTCCTGAATGCCACGGAAGGACGGCAGCAACACGTCATTGATCTTCAGACTGGCGTTATCAACAACGCTGCTGAAGTCCTCGAAAAAGTCGGTCGCTGCGGCCTTTGAGTCGTCCAGACCGTCACTGAATACCTCGCTCAATACCCGGCCGGCCTGAGCAAAGTCGCCCTCAAACGCTGCGCCGCCGGCTGCTAAGATGCCGCCGAGGCCTTCACCGAAGTCAACAAACGCTCCCTTGACCACGCCCAGAATCCCGAGCAAGCCCTGAAGCGCTGCGCCGGCAGCGATCACGCCGATACTGACATTGACCATTATCTCGCTGAGTTCATCGCCGGGGCCGAGCGTTCCCGTGATTGCCTTCGCAAGCTGGTCAACGCCGCCGGCGAGGTCAATGATGATGCTGGACAGGCCGTCACCGAGTCCCGTCATACTTGACAGGGTGCCGATGGCGCTGAGGCCGGAGTTCTTCAGGACTTGGAAGGCCTGCCCGATCGTCGGTGTCAGTTCGGCGAACTGCTTGTCAATTTCCTCCGCGCGTGACTGGATCGCGCCGAATACTGCTTCAGCGGTCAGTGCGCCTTCAGCGCCGAGCGTCCTGAGCTGGCCAATGGAGACGCCCAGACCGGCGGCGATCTCACGGGACAGTCCCGGCAATTGCTCCATGACGCTGCGCAGCTCGTCACCACGAATGGCTCCGGAT